AGAAGAAGGTTTACACCGAAGTCTCAGAGAAACATCTTCCTCCAGACACTCAGGCACTGCTCTGGCTCATCGAACATACCAAATAAAAGTTTTGAAACACTTTTTTTGTATCCCCTAGGGGGGCGGGTAAAATATCTACAACTTTCGACGATTAAACCGGCGGTGAAGGCCTTTTCACACGGTGGCAAAATGGGGGTTTGAAACATATGGGCGGCAGACCAAGAAAACCGAAGGCTCTGAAAGTGATCCAGGGGACGTTCCGACAAGACCGGAATCCTGTCCAGGAACCGGAGCCGTCTCCCGTGGTGGCAGCTTCAAGGAAGGCTCCCACCACATTGAACAAGTGGGCGAAGAAATTCTGGAACGAACATATCGAGGAGTTTACCCAGATCGGGTTGATCACCTCGGCCGACTTAGAAACGTTCGAGATGACGGCCCAGACCTACGGCGCCTGGAAGGAAGCCGAGTACGAGATCTACCACGACGAGTTCAAGCGCAAGCGCAGCATTGGACAGTACATGCGTTCGCGGGACTATAACCGCAAGAACATGCCCGAGCTGATCGTCATGGAAAAATCGCGCCTTGATTACGTGCGGCTCTCGGGCCTGATCGGAATGAATCCTGTCTCGAGGAACAAGATCGACATCAAGAAGGCTTTGCCTGAAGTGGATCCGATGGAGGAGTTGTTGGAACAGCATGGCACCTAAGGAACACGAGTTGATCACTGCCCAGAAATATATCTCGGATGTCATGGCGAACAAAGTGGTTGTTTGCCGTTATGTGTATCTGGCTGTGAAACGGCACGTCGAGGATCTGAAGAGATCCCAGGATCCGGATTATCCGTATTGGTTTGATGAACACCAGGCGATCAAGAGCATCAAGTTTGCACAGCTGTTGAAACATTCAAAGGGAAAGTGGGCCAAGGCGAACGAGAGGATCAGACTGGAACCTTGGCAGCAATTCCTCAAGTGGTGCCTGCATGGGTGGGTCCGCAAGGACAACGGCATGCGCCGCTTCCGTAAGGCCTATATCGAGGTAGCCAGGAAAAATGGAAAAACGACAATGATGGCGACCGAGGTTCTAGACCTGTTTTTTCTCGATGGAGAAGAGGGTGCGGAGATCTACACGGCAGCCACCAAGCGCGACCAGGCGAAGATCTGCTGGAATGAGGTCCAGTCCATGGTCAAGAAGCAGCCGACCCTCAAAGATCGCGTCGATATCCTGGTGAACACCTCCACGATCCGCAAGAAGGGCGACATCTCGGTGATAAAGGCGCTGGGAGCGGATTCTGACACTGAGGATGGACTGAACCCACTGATGGGCATCATCGACGAATATCATGCGCACAAGACCAGCGACATGGTGAACATCCTGGAATCAGGCATGGGCTCGAGGACCCAGCCGCTTCTTGAGATCATCACCACGGCCGGTACGAACCAGAACGGTCCGTGCTTCCAGGAGGAACGAACCCTCGCTGTCAATACGCTGAACGGCAGCGGTCCGGAGGATTATTTTTGCATCATCTACACGCTGGACGAAGGGGATGACTGGACGGATCCCGATGTGTGGATCAAGGCAAACCCCAACCTTGGGGTCTCGGTGTTCGAGGATTACCTGGCATCGCGTGTGAAGATGGCACTCGCTTCTCCTCGCAAACAAAACGATGTGAAGACAAAGAATTTCAACATTTGGTGCTCTGCCAAAACTGCATGGATCACCGGAGATATCTGGGATCTGTGCGGAGGGGTGGTCAATTGGGATTCCTTGGTCGGTCGGGAATGTTATGCAGGGTTCGACCTGGCTAATTCTGCAGACCTTTCAGCTGTCGCATTCGTGTTCCCACCAAAAGATCTGGAATGTCAATACCAAATTGTAGTCAAATTCTATATGCCGGAAGCAAGGATCCATGAAAAGAGCCTTGAGGACCGTGTTCCATACGAGATGTGGACCCAGCAAGGATGGATCACGGCCACTCCGGGAGACATCATAGATCAGGACTTCATAGAAAAAGATATTCGGGACGCATGCGATCTATTTGATGTTGTGAAAATAGGTTACGACCCGTGGAATGCAAGCCAGATCGTATCCCATTTGAAAAACGAAGGCATGGAATTGGTCTCGCTCAGGCAGGGTTACGCCACCATGAGTCCGTTCTCGAAAAATTTTGAAACACTTTTACGGAGTCAACGAATAAATCATGGTAATAATCCCGTGTTGGCATGGAATATGTCCTGCACGACGCTTAAGCAGGATGAGAACGAGAATATTCGGCCGGTCAAGCCAGACAGGAAAACCGGCAAGAGGATAGACGGCATTGTCGCCACCATCATGGCCCTCGGGCTTTCGATGGAGGGAGTGGAGGATACCGCTGATGACGGAAAAGTGTGGGTGGTCTGATGAGTTTACGGCATAGGATTGGAAAAGGCCTGATCAAGCTGCTCACGATCGATGAGTTGGTCGCAGAGACTTGGGGTCCTCTCTTATCATCGTCCGGGGAGCATGTTTCTGCTGAGTCGGTACAGCGCCTGTATGCGGTGTATGCGTGCGTTAATGTCTTGGCGGAGACGTTGGCTACGCTTCCACCGAAATTATACCGGGTGGAAGATGATGGCGGTCGCTCGGTCGTGAAGGACCATCTGTTCGCCAAGGCGCTCAAGAACCCTTTTCAGACCGGAACGGCCTTTGATTTTTATGAAATGCTGGTTTGGCATCTTGCCCTTCGTGGTCGGTTCTTCGCCATGAAGGTCAAGGTTCGAGGCGAGGTGGCCGAGTTTGTGCCCATCGAGGATCCCGACCAGGTGGAAGTGATCACCACGGATGATTACGAGCTGCGGTTCAAGATCAAAGGCAAGGAGTATACCCGGGACGAGGTCCTATATATCCAGATGCACAACGGGCGGTCGATCATCAAGGCACAGGCGGATACGTTTGGGAAGAACCAGGCGATCAGTAAGTACGGGGCAACGTTCTTTAAAAATAACGCAACTCCCAACCTGGTGATCACAAGTCCGAATAAATTTAAGGACGAGGATTCATACCTACGTTTCAAGAAGATGTGGGACGACACCTATGGAGGAGTGGAGCGGTCGAACAAGGTGGCGATCGTCGATGATGGGAAGAAGGTCGAGAGATTATCACTCACCAACGAGGACAGCCAATTTCTTGACAGCAACAAGTATTCCGATTCCCAGATCGCCGGTCTTTTCAGGGTCCCGGTGTACATGATCGGAAACTACGACAAGGCGACTTTCAGCAACATCGAGCACCTGGGCATCCAGTTTGCGCGTTTTACGATGGCGCCATGGTGTAGACGTGTGGAAACCGCTCTGACCCAACAGTGTCTGAACGATAAAAAGCTGTACGTGGAGTTCCTGATGGATTCGCTTGAACGTGGAGACATTCTTTCGAGATACCAGGCATACCGGACCGGGCGTGAGTCGGGCTTCCTGAGTGCCAATGAAATCCGCCAACGGGAAAACATGGATCCCTACGAAGGTGGAGACGAATATCTGCAGCCGCTGAACCACAAAGCAGTCGGCGAGGAAGAAGGAGGCCAGCAGAATGGCTAAGAAATGGTACAAGATCCAAGCGAGTGAAGATTCGGCCGATGTGTATATCTATGATTACATCGGTGCTTATGGCGTTGAGGCCAGTGCCCTCACTCGGGAACTGGCTCTACTCAAGGATAAGAAGAGTATCAATCTGTACATCAACTCGCCTGGCGGAGATGTTTTTGAGGGGATGACAATTTATAACTCGCTTTTGCAGATCAAGGCGAAGCTGACGGTCCATGTCATGGGTCTTGCCGCTTCGATCGCCAGCGTGATCATGCTCGCCGCCGAGAACCGTATCATGTACCAAGGATCCATGGTGATGATCCACAACCCGTGGGGGTGTGCCTGTGGCAATGCGAAGGAAATGCGCGAGATGGCCGAAGTCTTGGATAAGATCGGCGGTCAATTGGTCCAGATGTACTCAGATGTCACCGGTCAAACCGAGGATCAGATAACCGAATGGTTGGAAGCGGAGACTTGGTTCAATGCCGATGAAGCGGTGGAAAACGGGTTTGCTACCGAATTATCGGAGAAACAGGCTGCCGCATCGATTAAAAAGACTTACGCAAGCAAATACCACAATGTCCCTGAGGATATTGTGGAAGATGATACCGAGCCTACGATCCGAACTGCCGAGGATGCCCTGCGGGATGCGGGATTCTCAGCTGTCCGGGCGAAAGCGATCCTGGCGAAGGGATTTGCCCATCGGGAGGATGGGGAGCCCAGTCCTCGGGAGGAGGAGCCGGATTATTCAGCGGCGCTGGATATCGTCAAACACATGCAAAACAGTTTGGAGGAAAACTAATGGAAGAATTATTGAAGCAACTCAACGCTCTCAAGGACCAGATCACCGGTTATCAGAACCGTATCAAGGACTTGGAGGAAAAGGGTGGGAAGTTTGACGAGCTGAAGGCTCTCGTTGATTCCCAGAAGGACGAGATGGACAAGCTTATCGCCAAAGTCGAGAAGCAGGGCATCTCTGGTCTCAACAAGGATGACAGTGCCAAGGCGAAGGCGGTTGCCAATTTCGCGGCAATGGCTCGTGGAGATTATAAGGATGTTTTGCGGACCGACTCCAATAAGGATGGCGGATTCCTCATCACTCCGGAAATCGAGGCGGGTATCTTACACTTGGCTGCCACCGAGGGTACGATGCGTTCCATTGCGGATGTTCGGAACACCAACAGGAATTCCGTTGTCCTGAATGTGCGTGTCAGCGGAGCCGCTGCAGGTCACGTGGGTGAGGCTGAAGAGCGTACCACCACCGATGGACCCGAGTATGCCCAGGTTGAGATCCCGATTCATACCCAGTATGCACAGCCGGAGATCACAAACGAGGCCCTCGAGGATGCCGACGAGGATCTTGCAGCTGAAATCATGGCGGCGATCGCCGAAGCTCTCGGAACCCAGGATGAGAGCGACTTCATTACCGGAACCGGTGTAAAGATGCCGCGTGGACTTCTGTCCTACACAGAAAAACTCTGTGCGAAGCAGGCCGATCTCGAATGGGGCAAGATGGGGTATGTCAAAACCGGTAAAAACGGTGCCTTGGCGGACGCAAACAAGCAGAACACGTTCATCGATGCCAAGAAGCTCCTTCATGTTCGTTATCGCACCAATGCTCGTCTGTTGATCAACTCGAACACAGCCGCCGAGCTTGAGAAGTTGACCGACACGACCGGCCGTCCGCTTTGGACCGAAGGGGTCAAAGAGGGCCAGCCTGCAAAGTTCATCGGGATCCCTGTGGAGATCAACGACTACATGCCTGATATCAACAATGCTTCCAGTCTTCCTTTCGCTCTGATTGGGGATTTCAAGAAGGGTTACGCGATCCGCGACCGCAAGGGTATGACCCTTACCCGTGACGCGATTACCCACAAGGGGTTTGTGAAGTTCTACACCGAGAAGCGCACTGGCGCTGGTATCAAGAACTTCAAGGCCATCGTCGCAATCAAGGCCATCGCGTAGATGGCCCTAATCCCATAGGGAAGGAGTGAGATCATGAAAGATCTGAAATCGAAAATCAAATTCCTGGAAGCTGCTGCTCCTGCGGTTGCGGCTGCTGACATCGAGGGAGAGGACATCGACCTCAAGGGCTTTGGCTCTTGTGTGTTTGGCGCGGTGATCGGTGCCGGAGCGTATGCGGCCACCAAGAAAGTGGCTCCCGTGCTCGAAGAGAGTGACGATGCCGAGACTTATACTGCGGTCGATGCCGCGCACTATGACGGTGATCTTACCGCTGTAGCCGCCACGATCGCAGCCAATGAGTATCGCTTGATCCAGTACAAGGGATACAAGCGTTATGCACGCTTGTCATTCGATGTCACCGGCACACTGGATGCAGATGTGCTTCTCGGTGCGTGGGTGATCCTCGGAAATCCGCAACTGGCTCCTACGGCGTAGGAATTCGCATTGACGGTGGGGCTTCGGCCCCACCATTGAGGTGGTCATGGATCTGAAGAGCAATGCCCTGGTATCCTGGGAGTTTGTCCGGGATTATGGAAAGTTCACCGAGCAGCAGAAAGACGCTGTGGTGAACCTCATCAACTGGATATCGGGCAAGGCGGAGACGATAGCACAGCGTGAACTCGTGAATATGGAGAGGACCTTGGTGGTTTGTGGCAACGGATCTCCACGGTTGTATCTACCTGTAGTCCCTGTGACTGAAGTTTCATCCGTGACCATTGATTCTGGCCACACATTTCTTGTGGATCCGTTGGATCCGACAGAGTACCACGTCGACAGCAAGGCCGGGATCATCACCAGGTATAACTATCGCTGGCCGGAAGGGGTTTACAACATCCAAGTGATCTACACGGCGGGGTGGACGATTGAGACCATGCCATCAGAGATCCAGAAGGCATGCTTGGAGGGGATTGTCACTGCATGGAACCGTTCGAATGACAACAGCTATGGAGTTCAGTCCAAGACCATGCCCAATGGGGTGAATGTTTCTTATGAACAGCGATTATCTCCAGATGTCTATGGAACATTCGCTGAGCTAAGGATGGGCTTCG